GGAAAGAATCCCGGTATCCTTTGTCCTAAAAAGAACTACGGCGAGCACTGCCCTATTTGCGACTTTGCCTCCAATCTCTGGCGAGATGGTGTGGATAACAATGACGATCAAACTAAAAATGCTGCAAAGAAGTTATTCGCTCGGAAGCGTTATTACTCTCCAATCCTTGTCCGTGGTCAAGAGACCAATGGTGTAAAGATTTGGGCTTACGGTAAGACCGCTTATGAGACACTTCTTGGATATGTACTTGATCCTGATTATGGTGACATTACCTCTGCCGAAACTGGAACTGATATCGTTCTTTCATATACAGTTCCTGGTACACCCGGTTCTTTCCCGAAGACCCAACTTAAACCTCGTCGCCGACCTTCCGTGTTGTGTGATGAAGCAATCGCTGACTGTGATGCTCTAATCGATAGTGTGCCCGACATCGAAGCACAATTTAATAGACTGTCATCTGAAGATATACAAGCTCTGTTGGACGACTATTTGTCTACGGATTCCTCCTCCGAAATGTCCTCCTCAGAAACTACCAAATACGGTAGTGCCGTAGATAAAAAGATTAGCGACTTTCTAAGTTAGTGATTGATCGCCTTGCCCCTTGGCGTTGCAAATAAAGGGGCAATTTTTTTATGGAGAAACCAAATGACAAAAGCAGGTAAAATTGACCTAAAAGCGATGCAAAAACTTGTTAACAAAAAGACCGGCTTAAACGTTGCTCACAACCTAAACGAAAATAACCCCACTATTGTGAAAGAGTGGATTCCGACAGGATCTCGCTGGCTTGATTCTATTACATGTAGAGGAAAGTACGGTGGTATTCCAGTAGGAAAGATAACTGAGATTGCTGGACTATCTGGTGCTGGTAAATCATTCATGGCTGCTCAAATTGCTGCTAATGCTCAGAAGATGGGAAAGTTTCCTGTTTATTTTGATGCTGAGTCTGCAATTGATCCCGGATTTCTGGAGAGCGCCGGAGTTGATACCGAGAACCTAATGTATATCCAAGCGATCTCCGTTGAAAAAGTATTAGAAACAATTGAGACTCTTATCGATCAATATGAAGAAACACAATTTATATTTATCTGGGACTCAATTGCTGCAACAAGTTCAGAAAAAGAACTTGAATCAGATTTTAATCCTCAATCAACAATGTCCGTTAAACCAAGAATCTTTGGCAAGGCATTTCCCAAACTGACTATTCCTTTGGCTAACGGACAACACACTTTACTTCTGATTAATCAGTTGAAAACCAATATTAATACCCAAAACCCAATGGCAGCTCTTATTGAGCCTTATATTGCACCTGGTGGTAAAGCTATTGAATACTTCTGCTCTATGCGTATTTGGCTTACAAAGCGTAAATCAAAGGCAGCATACTTGCAAGATGACACTGGTCTTCGTATTGGTTCGGAAGTAAAGTGTAAACTTCAGAAGTCTCGCTTCGGGACTGAAGGAAGAGAGTGCACATTCAAGATTCTATGGTCTGGTGGCGCTGCTATTCAAGATGAAGAGTCTTGGCTGTTAGCACTCAAATCCTCTGGAACCAAACGCTTGAAACTATCAGGCGCATGGTATACTCTTGTTGATAAAGCAGGAAAAGAAATGAAATTCCAAGGAAAACAATGGAAGGCAAAGCTCCAAGATCCACATTTTAGACAAACAGTTCTAGATATTATGGATGAAGAAATTGTTAAGAAATTTGAATCCGAAGGTAGAAATTTTGGTGTGAGTGAAGACGAGTAATTTGTTTTCATGTTTTTCTCCTATCTCTAGGAATATTCTACCATATTTTGGGGCAAATGTAAACAAAAAAACGCACTTATTTCGAATTTTTTTTCAGATGTCTTGAATGAATCTTACAACCTATGAACTCATTGTACCACTCATCGGAAAGTAGTACTCCATTATCGAACTGACCTTTTGCCTCATAGTAAGACATTTCTCCTTTTGTTCTACAGAGTCGTATGATGTCTCGTCTGTAGTTAGTGGGACCCTTTGATTCGATAAGAGTCTGGAGATTTGTATTTGACCCGTAATAGGTACGCCAGTCAGATTCAACTCTTGTCCGTACCCTTCGGTTTCTCTTTGAATTTTTAGGTAATACTTTAGGGCGCCAGAAGTTCTTTTTACCGAGATACTTCTTCCCTGTATCCAATTCTGTGATGATGTAGACGAAACCCTGGAACTCGTCTGGGGTTTCGTCATAAATGTTTCCTTCATAGTACCATGTCATGTATTATATATCTGGGTTAGATATATCTTCTACTTCAGCTCTTCGACCACAACATGGACAGAACTCGGGTTTTTCTCCGTTGTCAACCAGTACAATCGTTACTGTGTCGCATTCCTCGCATTCGATTCGGAATTCGTTTTCCACTTTTCTTCAGTATCTCCCCTTTACGAATATCATCGCAGTAAAACCATTCTTTGATCTCGTTCGAAGAACGACCACAGCCAACGCAATAGTCTTTTTCGATTGTACAGACTCTAATACATGGTGACGGTATGCTAGAAATCGATCTCACATGCACCACCTGCACATGCAGCTGCAGCAAGAGTATCTACATCCACATATGTCTTTTCAGTTAGATCTGTTCTCCAATCTACTGGCTTGAGGTTCTGTTGGATTTTATTCCATTTGTGTAATAGATAAGAATCTTTCAGGCAGTATTCTGTTTTCTTTAGATCGCCTTCAAAATAATTATCTGCGAAGTTTGTAAACCTTCTGACCCAATCTTGCTTTGCTGAGTTTTCAGAAGATTCGAGTGTGATGTCCTCGCCCATACCTTGTGCAGTAGAGCAAGCAATCCACAAGTTTGTAAAGACTTTAAGCGCATCGACAACCATGCCTGACGCAAAGATTGCACCTTCACCATACTTATCAACCATTTCATCTGCATTGATAACTGCAGTATTTGGTGCTTGATTGTAATCTTTGTCGCCAGACGGTGCAAGGAAAGAGATACCCGAGAATGAATAGCGATTCTCAAATACATATTTCTCTACATCATCCCAGTCGTCGACAATAATTGTGTTTGAAACGTTGTGACGGATACCTTCATCAGCACACAACTCCTCATTTGTACCCTCGACAACCCAGTATTTCTGTGCTTTCTTGACTAGGTCAAGATGTTTTACACCATACAGGTTATCTTTAAAGTAAGAGCCTTCATGAGGAATGATCGGAAAAGAAATCACAACGTCTGTGCCTGAGGCTGACCATACAGACTCTTCAACCATATAAGGATTCGAACGAATAATTGCCTGAGTAATTTCAGACTCTTTATTCATTTGAATGTTTCTTATGTATTGTGAAGAATGTTCAGCATGTATTCCAGAAGCTGTTCGTAAAAGAACAGATGCATTACCACTTGGCTTAACGCAAGTAGTGCGAGCAGCAGGATTAATGCCGATAATGGCTGCAACTTCTCGATTGACCTTCTTAACAATATTTGCTCCCTTTTTAAGGATCTTCGTATCGAAAAGAATATCTGGGTTATTCATCCATCCTGTAATAGAGACACCAAGCAATGCCTCGCGATCGAAGATCTTCTTAGATACAGGACTTAAGAATTTAAAGTCCGTATATCCCGCTTGTAATGTACCAAGAATGGCTGCAGCACGACATGCCTGATAGAAATCTTCTGCGGTTGTACACATACCACCGTTGATCTCTGTCAAGTTACAGCCTTGCCATCCTGATTCGCCTTCGTATTGTGGAAACATACCGATTTCAACACAAGGGTTTGTAGTATGTTCTTTTGATGTGGTAAAATAGAATCCAGGTTCACCGAATGATTTAACTGAATCCATAATCTTTGCAAACATTTCAGGAGTCGCTTCGTCACGTACAATCACTGCAGAGTTATTAGAACGACCACGCTGTGGATTATCCATAAACCAATTACCAGTTTTTGCATTCATCATCTCATCATCTTCTGGTGAGAAGAGACAGATTGTAGCAGAACGACGTACACCACCAGAAAGTACTGCGTCAGCTGCGTGCATACAGATATCGTATACAGTAATAGGCCGCAGTGCAACTGAATCTTTGGCATCCATTACGAGAGCTTGTAACATGTGTTCAATCTTATCGAGAGAACGACGCAGACCTTCTGGACCTGGAGCTTTGAATCCACCAGAGATCTTTGCACCCTTCGGTCTGATCTGTGATAGGTCAAAGAATACACGACGACCTTCATACTCAGGATACTTACCACCACCAATCATATATGAGGCCATCAATACGTCAAGAGCAGAAGCCCAACCTTCAATTGAATCTTCTACAATATAACCCTTTGCTTGCTTTGTTCTGATTGCAATCTGTGGCAGCTTTGCAACATGATGTTCTTGTACAGAGAACTCTGCACCTGCGCAACAAAGCAGAATATAAAAGAACTCGCCAAAAAATTCTGGACGGTCTGCATATGATGACGTACAGTTATACATACGCATCTGATGTTTCATTAACTGCTCTCCACCAAACTGTAGAGCACGCTGAGCTCCAAGCACACGCTGCTCCTTATAAGCGGTGCGAGCTTCTTCTAAATAAGAATACAAGTCATCGACTTTTTCTGAATAATTTTCTTCGTGCATTGATAACACACGGTCAACTGCTTCATCCCAAGATTCGTATGAGCCATCTTCTTCTTTAAATCGTGAATAGCCTTCATAGAATTTCGTCTGCGACAAAAAGTCTCTCGTGTCTGCGAATCTGTTTGATTGCATACGCCTGATTCCTTATATGTGGTGATTTGTTTTACATGTAGTATTATATATCATGGGGCTGTTTTTGTAAACAGCCCCAGAGCACTATTTTAGAATTATTTTTTGAAAATAATTAAAAATGTTTGTTAAGCATTTCAATACGATCTGTTGCAGCAGCCATCTTATCAAGTTCTTCTTGAATAGCTTCTACGATATCGCTATGTTCTCCGATGCCGACACTCTGATTCATATAGACCATAATGTTTGTCTTTGCTCTTTCGAGTTCGCCTTCAGCGTGCATCCTCGCTGCTTTAACTAATTGTTCCTTCATGCTCATAGTATTTTCTCCAGTATTCCATACGCTCGTTAAAACTTGCTCGACGAGCTTCATGTTCTTTTATTACCCGAACGTAATGTTCGATCTCACTTTCTCCTGGCTTTTTCAATAGCTCTACTCCCAAACCAGAAAGATATAATTGCAGCAAAGATTGCCTTCGTGTCTTCATCCCATAATAAATTTATAGCCTCAGAAAAGTCTGTACCTGTCTCGATTGCGTTCAGTAACAATGTTACTTCAATCGTACAAAATAGACCGAAAAAGGCATAGGTAATCACAGGTCTGACAGACTTTTGTAATCCTGATATAAATCCTGTACCTTTGTTAATACTTATATCGTGTTGAATTAGACGCTCATGTTCTTTACCAGCTGCTTGCTGTTCATATAATTTCATATCGAAATCCATGCCGTCTTTTTTCAATTCAGCCATGAGTTTCATTTTATCTAATTCAAGTTTACGATCTTCTTTAGCAGCAAAATGATCTGTGATTGCAGGCACTGCTGATCCTGCAAATCCTAATAACGATCCTAATATTGAAAGCATTATAATTCAAACTCCGCGGTTGGTGGTGTAAAGGTTGATGTGTATCTTGCACGGCCTTTTGTGACGCGCAAATCTTGAATATAACCATTCACTGCCTGTCCACCACTTGCATTTGCGCCAATTCGAGGTTGTCCTGTGCTTGTATAGTTCGTTGTATCTGCCGTGCCACTACCAAGTAATACACCGTCTTTAAACACGTATGATGTACCATTCTGTCGTGTTGCAGCAAGATGATACCAAGTGTTTATAGAAAAGGATG